GTCATTATGTCGAAGTGGGATTGATTATCGCATACTGAATGTCAGTGCTACAACAATATGATTTCTGAAGTGGGACTGATAGGATCATAGTTCCATACGAGGTATTTTGCATCGAGCAACCTTATGAGCTCCCTTAGTGATCGTGAACATAAACAGTGCGAGATGGTTGTTAGTACCTACATGATGCCACTCAATCCCAATAATGCAACTGATAAAACTGGTAAATATTGATACTGCTACATGAACTATTATTACTAGTTTCACAATAAAAAACCCCCTTGATGAGTGATCAAGAGGGTTATTTTTTGGGGATCAGATGAGCTACCTATGGCACCGGATAGCTCGGGTATGCGCTGTAGTCTTTTGTGCTCTCTAAGGCATAAGTCTTAATAGCTAAGTACAGCTGTTTAACCCTTTGTCTATCTTTTGGTGATAGCTCTTTGAAAGCTGCAGGAACGATTGGCTCATTTAGTCCTGATAATCCGAGAAGGACAAGACCTAAATCTTTTGTTGATAGATGAGACAAGTCTAGTTGGTGAGGTTTCATGACTTTTGAGATTTAATAACTTCAAGAGTTGTTGGCTCAAAGCTTGTATCTCTTTCAACTGGTAGACCCATCTTGTCTTTAGCATTTCTAATCTCATTAAGTGAGAAGTATCCAAGCTCATTCTCTAAACCTTTTACATATCCAAAGAATGTCTCTGATGCTGTATCAAACTCTGTGCCGTACCAGGTCCAGCTTCCAGCTGGTGTGAAGTACTTGACATAAGCAATAGCCTTGTTGCCTTTATCCTCTTGAGCGTAGAGCTCAGGGAGTTTGCTTCTGATTTCTGTGGGGAGTAAATCCATTGGTGATTACTTATTTTCTATGCTTGCTAATGCTTGGTTAAGCTCAGCAGTTGGTAGATTGTTTTCTTCACAAAATTGAATTGACTTGTAAAGAGCTGTTAAAGCTTCTTGCTCGTTAAGGGTGTAAGTTTTGGTCAATGCCATTTGGTTGAGTGGGATCGAATGAATAAATAAAAAGCCGTGTGGCTTATGTCATTGATATTAGCAGTTGAGTTTCATGTGTGCAAGTGATGACGCGCGATGAGTGATTATTGTTGTTTGTTATTAAAGCCACTGATAAAGATGAAGAACCAGGCGTACATTAATGCTAGTGCTAGTAATTCAACAAGTGGTGTAGGTATTTGATAACCAATTAGGTCTTGCATTTATTTATATACATAAAAAAAAGACCCACTCCCTTAAGTGAGGAGCGGGTCTGATATCTCAACCACCTATACATTAGAACATGTAACCGGCGGCTGCAATCAATACACACATGATAAGAAGAAAGGTATTGCTTTCATTTAAGTCATAGACCTTCTTGTCTTGTGTTGCTACATACTCAAGTACTTGTGCTTTGTACTTGTTGGACCAAGAGGCTGTAGCAGTTTTGTTTAAATCCATTTGGTTGAGTGGAGTTGAGGACTACACATAAATAAAATTCATGTGCATTTGTCTATTCTCGTCTATGAATCCCAGTACTGGAAGTGAAAAGATACAAAGAGTAACAATTCATTCAAGCTTGGGATTGCGTTTGAGTACTCCATTCTCTTCTAGTTCAGGCTTGAGAGTAAGACACCATTCGATGTTGTCTCTAACCTCTCTTAAAGCGGCTGTGATCTCCTTGTAGTGAGGATCATTAGCATCTAGACCTAATTGACCTTTGCGCAGTGCTCCAACGTATCCTGATAGCTGTAGTATCAATGAGTTTAACTCTTCCATAATAGTTGGCTTAGTGGATTCTCTTTCCATTTGGGGATTGACTTTGTAATAATTACCTAGGTATTTAGTGCTGTCAAGTGTGCATTTGATACAACCTACACTTTATCTGGTGGTGGTCCTAGATCTATCAAGCTTATCTCTGCTCTTAGGTCTGGATCTAGTATCCACTCTTGTTCTATTGATAAGACATTCTTGATAGTTCTGCTGTCTTCAGTGTCCTTGTCCAGGTCAACACCATCCATCGGCAGTGTTGATACCATGTCTTCCATCCTTCTGTATGTCTGGACTAAGCAGTTGTGGATTAGGTTCTTGTAGAACTTACGCTTGCTTGCACTCTTGCGTTTAGGTCTGGTCATATTAAATTCGTACAGATGGGAATAGAAAAATAAATTGAAGATGCCGCTCGATTCATGAAAAATAGTACACCAGTATTAATAAATCAAAGCGCACTGGTCTTATTATCCAGTGAGAAGCCTTGGTATCACTCATTCTTGCTCAGGATCAGCGAAAAATTGAAGGGGTGGGGTGGTATATCGAGGTTTTGAAGGGGCTATGGGGGTAGTACGGCTGTACTCGTCTCCCGAATACCCAACACAAAATTATGTCAAAATACTCATCGATACCACACCCACTTCCTAAGAGACTCCTTCTCATGTTCGGCCTCTAGTAATGACATAAGTTGCTTACCATGCTTATAGTCATGTTTAATCAACGCCTCATAGAGATCACTCTGAAGGCTTTTAAATCTCTCAGTAGTCATACATGAAAAGAACTATTTGCTACGTTTGCGGTTCCGCCATGTTCTATGACGATACCCATTGCTCAAGAATAAGTAGGGCTAGATGTTGCTCACCAGAAAGACCTAGAAGAATCAACATGACAATAACCACAGTACCTACAGACGGTATAGACGGTATAGACGGTACTAAACCGATTGAGGTTTAAAGGGTAATTTTGTGGGGTTATGATATTTTCCTCTTTGAAGTTATAACGGTTATAACTACGCTCGCTTCGCTCGCTTAGAAACACTAGGGTTTCGAGGAATCTTTTGTCTTATAGGGGGGAGACCCTGATGATACGAGGGTCTCCATCTCACCGCAATCCACACAGAGGAGCACCACTTCCTCTGTATAACTCCCCCCAATGACTCTTTAACGGCCTGGAGTCCAGTCATACACTGGTGCTTGCTTAGGTTTAAGCCCTTTAAAGCTACGACCCAATGCAAGGGCATCTGTGGCCAAAGTAGGGTGATCTAAAAAGGCTTGATACATAGCTTTTCTTTCTTCTTCTTTTCTTGTGTCTATAGCTTCTTGGGCTGAGAGGGCTACAGCGTCTGTGAAGTATTTAACACCTAAAGCTAGACAGTCAACTCTATCGTCATGTCTCACAGCTCCTTTATCTCTACACATACGAGACATCTGATACATGAGCATATATTCAAGTCTTTTCTCAGGGGGTTGATCAGGGTTTGATTTGTAATCCCATTCAAAGACCTTTGGATCAACAATGAGCTTATGTTGATTCATGACTGGTTCTAGTGTGTCTATGATTCTTTCTTCTTTTCTAGTAGTAGCTCTAACTTCTTCTAGGTCAGCGTTTAAGTGTTCGTCTATTGCGTGTCTCTTAAGGAGTTCAGTAAACATACCATCACCAAAGTTTGTCTCAATGACTAACTTCGTAGCGTTGTATCGTTTACTAAAACGAATAATGTCGATGAGGGTTTGATCAGAGTATCCTTGTCTGTAGGCTCTGACTTCACGTAAGAAAATGTAGCCATTAGCTTGAGAAAGGCAACAGGCCACACCTTCATCGGCACCTCTCCCTGAAGGGTCCAGCGATATAATCGTCTCACTGTATGGAACTGCGCTCTCGTCAATAAACATGGGCGCATAGAAGCGGTCAGCAGGAAGACCGACAGGATTAAGTTCCTTAATGAGGTAGCGAGGATCGGCACTCCATACATATTTAGCAGCACATTCTTCACCTATGGGAGTAACAATAAGGTCTCTAAATTTAAGAGGGAACTTCTCTTCGTCTGATAGAGAAGTATCTAACATAAATTGCAACATAAAGTTAGATCTACCCATCGCTGCTTCTCTCTCTGTTAAATCCATATCAGAGAAACGAGTATCAGTGGGAGCCCAACTATCTGCTTTTTCGTGTACAATATCTGCTTCTAATTGAGGGGCTAGAAGACCCTCGTAATTTTGTAATGACTTTGGATACCTAGCAGGCCAAACGAAGGGCTTGTAAGCTCTCTCAGCTAGCTTTCTGTACACTGTGAAAGTAGATTGAGGAGTACCTAAGAATAAGATTCTTGATTCTTCTTTAGGAGTAAGGATTGATTCAGCTTCTGTAATTAGTTGAAGAAGTTTTTCTCTTTGCATATCAGTTGCAGAGTTCAGAGGAACTTCAACGTCATCAAAGATAAGAACATCAGCTCTACTTCCGGTCATCTGTGAAGTAATACCCACAGACTTACAACTCGGAGCCTGGTGAGGTGCAGCTGGACCAACATCAAAGCTAATCCGACTCCACCGTTGATCTGCATCTTTTGGTCCTAAATGATGTAACCAAGAGATATCAATAATTAGTTTTTGACAAAAGATTGAAAAGTTATCAGCCCTCTCTTTAGATGCTGAGACAACCATGATCTTTTTGTCATGGTCTTTATATAAGACCCAAAGAACAAAAGCCGCAGTAATCCAAGATTTACCAACACCTCTAAAGGCTGATATTTGGAGTCTCTTGGGTCCATGCTGAAGGTATTGTGCTATTGATAATTGAGCTCTAGTTGGTCTTGGTAGGTTTAGTTCTTTCCAGACAAGGGTGAGGAAAGCCCTGAAATCCTCACGTATTTTCTTGTCGAGTTCTAGGGCTTTATCCATTGCTACTAAGCTAAGTTCTGAGTAGCTCCACCCATTGTGGTGGCTGTTGTTGTTCTATCTCTTTCTATTACTCCATTAAGGATGACAAAAACATCTTTAATCGTGCTAGAGGTTGTGATATTTGCTAAGGCTGTATCTCCATCTCCATCAATAGAAATATGTCCATATCCATAAGAGTCAATAAGTCCTGCTCTGTTATTTGATTGAGCAGTAAATACTTGTGCAGTCATAGTAATTTAAGATTTAAAAATTCATTTACATTTAGTGAACCTTTCGCCTGATTACAGGCAAGGCAGGCAGTCACACAATTAGAGGCAGTTGTCTCACCACCTCTGCATTTTGGCCTTATGTGGTCAATGGTTAGATCTTCCGTAGCACCGCAATAGATGCATTCGTGATGGTCCCGAAGCTTAATAAGATCTCTCCACATCCTTCTAGCGTCTGTGCTACGAAAGGTGAGAAGATTATCCATGAGGCTGCGGGGAGTATCCATTGGCTCATAACTAGGGGTTTACTTTTTGTATTTAGATTTACCGCTGCGACCATTACGACGACGGTTCTTTGATGCTTTTTCTAAGACTGTCTTACCGCTCTTCTTGTGAGAAACGTCAAGTCCATCTTTGTTTCCGTAGGTACCACGCTTACGGTTTTCTTTATTTAATGCGGCTCGCCTTTTCTTTTGAGCAGGCTTTCGATTGTACTTAGCTTGTGCTCTGAGCCTGGCTTTACTCGATTTAGTTTTCTTTTTCCTTGCCATCAGACATGTCTCTGAACTTCATCAAAGTCGAGCTCAGGGATTAGACCAGCTAGGCCAGCTAAAGGAGATCCTTCTATAGCAACTCCAGTAATGTCGTTAGCTTTTAACCAATCAATTGCAGCTCTTAGATCAGCTGTGGAAGCTTCACCAGATTTAATGCGAGAGATGATCTCTGTAGTTAGCAGAGTATGAAGCTCTTCAAAAGCTTCTTCACTTGTACGCTTAGCCATATCACTTTATTCATTAGTCCATAGGTTTAGCTTGATTAAGTCAACTGCTTTGTCGTCAATGCAATTATCTGTCTGTTTGACATAAGCCTCTAGCATTTCCACAACTAGATTCTTTACTGCATCTGACTTAAGGAAAGCAAAGAGAATTGGTTTGATGAGTATTAACATTGGGTTTTAAAATAGTTCGGTAAGTTCTAAGGTTCCACTAGTAGTGTCATCACGAATAATCGCGATGTTTGCTCCAGCGGGTACGACTAGTTCTAGTCTTTCGTTTTGTGCAATGTAGTGACTAGTAGAGGCGTTAGCCGTTTGGCTACTAGTTCCTATTGCATATCTAATGTTTGCTGTAACAGCTCGGATAGAGATTCTTGCACAAGAGTCAGTTAGTGCTGTGTTGTCACTAGCTGCTCCCGCTGCAAGTTGTCTTGCTACTCCAGGCTGACGATTGGGCTCAACATATTTGGAGCTCCAATTTCCGTCATATAAGGCCATATTTAAAAAGGTTTATACCAGGGTTTAGTTTTATCTTCGGGTGGATTTTTTGATTTGATATATGCAGATATAGCTATAACGTCGCTACACATACTTGCTACACGTGATTTAGGTCTCAGCATGAAGCCTTTAGTTTGTAGCTCTGCACATTTCAACGCTCTGACTAACTCGTAGTCCAGAC